GATCGCCATCTTGAGAACATCATTGTTAGTGATTGTCTTCAGAAGTTTGAAAGTGTTTGAAATATTGATACCAGCGATAATCTCTTCCTGGTCACAGTGATATTCTTCAAAGTTATCAGCGGAAAGATACATATCAATGAGAGAGGTCCTCGCAGTATCCAAGGTGACGACATACATTCCATCTGGCCTGAAATATATATTCACATCATTAAGGATATCCTTTAGTACCTCGAATGTAGATTTAAAAGCAGAAGCTTGTATCGTCACAAGTTTCATATCTATTATGATACGCGCGTTACATCTTTATATCTGTATACGCCACACCCTTTGACACTTCACGGTTAATCTTTTCCTCGAGTTCCTTTGTCATCGCGGGTTGGAGAGACTGTCCATAATCATCAAGACGAAACATATCCGAGTTGTTATCACCACCCTCAAGACTGAACATAGACCCCCCGAAACCACCAATCGCACCATTCTCAACCTCTTTTTTTGGTAAGAGTGAATCCAACCAATTCTTAATCTCATTCCCCACTAGAATCTTACCATTCTTCGTGAGCATGGTGGGGACACGGTTGATCTTATTCTTATAATTTTGTGGAATGCCCTGTGTATTGATATTATGATAACTTACCAATTGCTTCAGCTGGGGAACTTTGTTAATATACTCAATGATATCCATAGAGTGTTTGCATCTTGGACTAAAGATCAGGAGCGACATCTATTATCTATTATCTATAGGGTATTTTCTAAAAAAAAATTAACGCATTATAGTAAATATGAACTACTTTATAGTGATCATTCTTCTCGTATTGGTGATTTATCTCACAACTTCTCGTGAATCTTTCACTGAGGCTTTCGGTCTTTCAGGCTACACAAAACCAATTGGGGTTGTGAAGCTTGATGATCCCAGACCAGACCTTTCTAAATATACAGAGGTTGAAGTAAGTATCGATAATGACAACATGGAAGAGTTTGTACTCCAAGCCAATAAGGAAATCTCCAAGCGTACAGGTCTCTGCACGTATATCATCGAGACGACAGCTGTTCGGCATTATAAGGGTGATGATAAGGACATCTATGAGTGTATGTTCATGACTGTGAAGAAAGACGGTTTCGCATTCGGTTTCTCCGTCGTTGCTTCCTACGAGGTTGAGAAGAGTGGTAAGGTCACTCTCAATTCTCTCCGTTCCCAACCTCTTGGTGTTCAGGTACCTAGTGATGTGAAGGCCTTCTCTGATGGTTCCCCCGGTAAAGAGTTTCTCGATTACAAAATTGTCAAAGAGGTTGCGGTCCCAACCAAGGCTGAGTTGGATTCGGTAAAAAATAAATTGCAGTAATTGTAATGATCAGCATCAATGATGTCACTAAGATTGATGACAAAAGAAAGCAGATTCGCAAAGAAATTTACATGAGAATTTACGAACAGTTTTCTTCAAAAATTAAACAATGTGTAGAACTTGGTCACAAACAGATATTCTTAACAGTTCCAGGGTTTCTGTTAGGATATCCTGTGTTTGATAGAAGTGTAGCTGCGAGGTACATCGCTAGACAATTCATACTGGGTGGATTTACCGTTCAACTCGTGAGTGATCATGATATTTATGTTTCTTGGGTTGTACCGAAAAAGAAAAAACCCAAAGTTGAAAAGGAGGAAGATACGAGCTTCCCAAATCTCATGAACCTCAAGAAGATTGCAAATAAGTACAGGGGGGGTGCGTAGTAAAATCTCAATTTAAAAACCACTTTAATCATAAATGGACAACCTCAATATACTGGTCGAAGCGAAAAAAGAGTACCTTGGCCAGATGTGTCTCCTCATGTGCCCACCTATGATTGAAGTCTTTCAGGATATGCATAACGAAGCTACGAATTTGTCCAAAGGTCGTAAGGTTCTGATTATGTTCCAGAAGCTTCTCAAGGAAGTTCCCAACTGGTCTAACGCCATGTCTAAGAACCATTCGGATAACATCACTAACCGTTGTGCATGGTTTAATGACCTTCTAGCCGCCGTATTTGTTGCCTGTACGAAGATCCTCTCCGCGGTTCGTCTCAAGGCGGACAATAAGAAGATTTCACTCAAACTCCCAACTGAGGAAGTTTTCATCCAGACGTGCTACAATAACATCGCCAAGGATCTCTACAGAGACCCTTACGTTTTCAGTGATGAGCAGAGCGAATATATGAGGGATGATAAGCTCACCGTGCGATTTACACTCTGTATCGAGAACACGGTTAAGGAGCTCATCCCCGTGCAACAGATTCTCCAGACCTACATGTCACAGGAGACTCGGGATATCTCCCTAGATGGGGAAGTTGTGGATGGTGCCGATCCAGATGTGTTCGATGGTGAGCCTGAACCAGAGCCCTATCTCGAACCTGAGATGGAACCGGAGCCCATGGGTGTTCCTGACCCCGAGCCTACTGGTCTAGAAAATGAGTTCAAAACTGTTCCAGGTGTTCAGGCTCCCGCGTCGGGAATGATGGAGGAAATGGAGCCCCAACCCCAGGTTGAGCCTCATGACCAAGTCCATACCCAGGCCCAGCCTCAACCGGATGATGATGACGTATTCTTTGGAGACGCACCTGAACAGCGTACAAAAAATCCCCGGTATAATTAAATGGAACTCTCCAACTATCTCCGTGACCCCATGAGCGCTGCTCTCATCGCGGGAGGTATCACCGCGGCCTACATTCACTTGAAGGCGCAGCTCAACAATGAAGGTAAATTGGAACTCAACAAATACACCAAACCCGCTGTACTTAACGCGGTATTGGTATTCTTTATCGTCTCGGGTGGTATTGGACAGAAGGAGTCTATTTCCACCGATCCTTTCTAAACTTAAAGATTACAACGATATAATAAGAAAATGGCGTCTGTCACTGCATTCAATGATATGATGGGTCAATTTCTTGTGGAATTGCACAAGACTTTTCCAGAGGAAAAAGGCATTAAGAAGATGATGACGTCTTTCGACTTACTCAAATCCACCAACCCACGCCTTGTAGTGGATGCTTATATGAAGGGAGTTACCCCTTATGCGGATAAGATTTCATCGAAGGATGAGTCATTCCTTCTCGATGAAATTGAGACGATTGACTTTCTTAAGGATCTCAATATCAAAACCTATTGGGAGCGTATGTCTGTCGCTACCAGGTCTGCAACTTGGCAATATCTCCAGACATTGTACATGCTTGGTACGACAATCACTTCCATTCCCGATGATACCCTAAAGATGATTGAGAATATCGCGAAGGAATGTGCCGAAAAAATGCAAGATGGTGACGGTGACCTCAACCAGGATGCTCTCATGAAGATGATGAGTGGTATGCTTGGTGGTATGCCTAAAAAATAAACCTCGATATATATTAAATGAAAGTTTGGTTTGATGATCCTCAGCAGCTCATCAGAGCTGATAAGGTTTCACAATTTTGGCCCATAAATGAGCAAACCCCAGAAGATCGTATTAACGCCGCCTCTCGTTTTATTATTTATGCGAGTTGTCTCATTTATCTCATTCGCCGTGATCCACGGATATTTGTTTTAGGTGCAACGGTTCTCTCTGTCATCTTTGTTCTTTATAGGTCGAATATGGTAAAGGATACCATTGGATATACAGTTGATGGTGAATCCATGTGCCAGGTGCCCACCGAGGACAACCCCATGGGTAATGTGCTCATCACAGATTTCACAGATGCCCCTAATAGGTTACAAGCGTGTTATTATCCCAGTGTGAAGCCTTTCGTGAATAATTACACGACTGGGCAGATTCCTATGGATGGGGGGCGTTCAAGATCACCCCTTCCCAAGTACATGCGGAATGGTGTGGATCGGCAATTTGTATCCAATCCAGTGACGACTATTGCAGGAGACCAGACGGCGTTCGCGGAGTGGTTGTATGGTGCGAAGAATGGCCCAATGTGTAAGAGTGGTACAGGACAGTGTGATCCCAATGCCCGTGGTGTCCAACTAGAGGCATTTTCTGGTCTGGGTAGCAACGGAGATAAGCGGTCGGGAATGTTTGGTAGATAAATTAATATTCTTGTGTAATAATAAATGGCGTATCAGCTCCAGCCTGGCCTTTCTATAGTTCAAAACGCGGGTGCACTCCCCTTAGTAAGGGCGACCGATGAAATTTTTGTGTATCCTCAGCCCAGTACTCTCAACTGTGGTGGATGCCGCCCCAACACAATGTTGTATGGGACTGCTCCCTATATGGCTGGTAAGGGATCACCAGCGCAGTACATTGATACGAGTGATCAACTCCGCCCGCAAACCACTTCCCGTTTCAATAAGCACATCGTCCAAACCTATGAACGTAATCTCTTCCCACTGTCCAACATGGAATGTAAAGTTCCTCTCCGTACCATGCGATATGAACCAGCGAGCACTCGCGCCGAAGTTCAGAACGGTCTCTTTCAGCAAAGGTACGCTAATAAAAATGTCGGTAAGAAGTAACAATGGCAGATCCCATTTCACTTTTGGCTGTCGCTGGTCTCGTGTATGCTGGCCGAAATTTGAGTACTAAGTCTGTTCCACCCCCTGTGATTGAGAGGGGTGTTGAAAAACCAGTAGCCAAAGCTCCGATAGAAATACAGAATAACAATTTCGATATACCCCTAGGTGTCCCACAGAAGAGGGAGATGGAGACATTTGGTGATATCTCTATGCAACAGCGAAGTGGTGGTCAAGAAATCCTGAATATGCGCAACCGCATGTCTGATCAGGGTCGTATGAACAACCTATCCCCAGTAGAGAAACAACTCGTCGGTCCAGGTCTCGGTGTGAGTGCTGACACCCCAGCGGTTGGTGGTTATCAGCAGATGTTACGAGTGAATCCTGTCAATGTTGGTGCCTACAGACTTACTACTCTCCCAGGTAGATCTGGTCCAGCTGCTGATGTCACTGGTGGTCGTGGAGCTGTTGTTGGTGATCTTACCCACAACAAGCCCGAAACGACTACGTTTCTCCCCTCTCGACGCCCCACCATGGCTGGACGTGCCCAAGGTATGTCTGGTGTTGTACCCCGCAATGAACATGAAAAGACCAAGCGCACAACAAACCGATCTGAGACCGGCCTTCGCACGGATGGTTTAGGTTTCAATGGTGCTAAGCGTTTCATTTCCGCCCAAACGATGTCCCAAGACCCCACTCGTTTCAAGAGTGATCGTAACGATGAGCAGTACACCTACGGCAACCGCCCAGCTCCAGGCATTCACAGCCATCATGGTGCTTATACCAATAGTGCCGCTTCTAAGGTAACTGCGAAGACCAATGAGGAGCTCATGAAGTATGGTTTCCGCCCCGACGATCGTCGTGGTAAGCCTAACCGCTCGGGTAATGCTGGTCGCATGAATGTTCGTGAGAGTGCCCTCAAACAGGGTGGTGCCCTCACTGCGGTCCGTTCGGATACGACCCGTGTCGATGGTCGCATTGCCCCCGCGAATGGTGGCTGGACGCAACAATACCAGCAGAAGTCGTTCCATCAGTTCAATGCCTACAAGGGTAATGCCAACCCCAACACTTGTCACCTTGACATTGCTAAGCGACAGCTCCAGAACAACCCCTTGGCGCACAGTCTCTATCAGTAAATATTGCATTTAGCTATTAGACAAAAACAATCATTAAAATAGTATCACTCTATTTTAATGAAGGTTCATACATTGAATATTGACAGTAGTCAGCGTGGAATCAATGTGATTGCTTCAAACTCCTATTATGATACAGAAGGTACATATGTCATTGATGAATATTCTAATACGTACTCGAGTCCGAATGATTATATCATCACCTTAGAAAATCCAATTTATGATGTTTCCGAAATTAAACTCGTTTCTGCTCGTATCCCAACACCCCAATTGACAGTGTGCGCCACCAATAATACCTTCAGTATTGATGGTCAAACAATTTCCCTTGAAAATTCAGACTATCCCACTGGAGATGACCTCGCAACACACTTACAGAATCAATTTGGCCCACCAGTATCTAACGTGAACGTAGTTTCATTCGACGTAGACACGAAACAATTTACATTCTCAAATACTACTCCCGGAGATCACAATTTTACTTTTGAATTTAATACAGGTGTGAATGGATACATAAATGATTCTTCTATGGTCACTACACCTCACCAGATTCTGGGTTTTGGTTCAAATGATTATTCATCTACGACTAGGGTTCTAACATCAGGTGCGATAAATCTCGTCGGTCCCAATTCGTTAATTCTTCGATTGAGTTCTGGTTCGGATGAGTTCAATCAATGTGTGTACGTATCAACACCATTCTATACTGGACATCTACTTCTGGATGGTTCAGACTTTATAAACTTCCGTGGTTCAGATGACAATTTGATTCATCATTTTCACTCTGGTCCCCAAAAGATAATCAATGAAATCCATGTAGAATTCTTTTACATGAGTCATGGTCGTCTAATTCCATATGATTTCATGGAACAAGATCACATACTGAAATTTGAAATCACTGGATCAACCGATAAATTAGAGGGACTTCCCAAAGTTCCAATTGAAGAAGTGACAGAAAAAGAAGAAAAACCTATAAGCATTCCCGAAGTAGTGGAGAATGTTTATAGATGGAAACGAGAATACATCTATATTACACTGATTGTCATAGTTGGGCTACTCCTCCTATTTTTGATGAAGGGTGGGCCTCCCAAGTACCCTAAAAAACTTATCGAGTGATCGCATAGACGGGCTGCGCGGGCTTCTTGACATTGCTGTTAATGCGGGAGATGATCAAGAAGACAATCACCGAGAGGAGGGTGGTAGTGAGCGCGGTGAGCGCATACTGGGTACCACCGTTCTTGGGCATCTTCACGATTTGGGTGGTGAGCCAGCGGATGAAATCCATCCAGGACATGGCGGCGGCGAAAGAGAAGCCACCAACGATGGAGTTGAGAGTTTGAGTCTGGAGCTCCTGGGTGACGATATCGACGGTCTGGAGGGCGCTGGTAACGGTGGACATTGTATATAGTACTCTGGGAAAATTATTCAGGTAAGAGAGCCTCCTTCTCGACAACTTTTTTAAATTTTTTCGTTTTTATTGTTTTCATTTTCGTGAATAATTGTTCATCATCTGACGAATCATCACTAGAGCTGCTCCCCGACTCGTACATCTTAAATTTAGATTCGGAGAACGACCATGCCTCTGGCTCAGAGATACCCATTACTATTAATAGCATTTTTTAACATGTGTTCTGTCGGGTTTTGGGGCGCCCAACTTTCCCAATGATCGTATGCCTGATTCATGAGAATGAATCTTTCTTCCTGTCCTGAGTACCTTTCAAAGGGTGGGCAATCCTCTTCTGCCACCTCTTCAATGTCTTCGTCTTCATCGTCCGAATCCTCTTCATCATAAATTTCGGGAAATAAACTTCCTATATCCTGACCGACCGTATACATAGCACAATACTTCATCGCATATTCCATATCCTCTGAGAGTACAGTATCCCTCCCACACGCCTTGGAATATTCAGCTGCCAACAGCATACTTTTTTCCATGACAGGCATCAATATGCCAGTCATAGTCTTCATATACTCTTCAACCATATCAGAGCCTCCATCACCGAAGCCAGTTTGCATGTTCATATTTAGTATTTAGTTTCAAAAAGAGTTTGAGCAGTTCCCTCACTTACACGAAGGACGTTGTAGCTGAGTGCATACACTCGAATTTGTCTGCTGAAATCTGGACATGATGTAAGACTTAGGTTAAGAATCTGATCTTTTACGAGACTGAAGTTGATTTGTCCTGTGGGATACCACTCTTCGGGTTGAAGAGCGAAACTATATGAATAGAATCGTCTAATGAGTTGGGACTTTGAGTGATGGATCGCGGCCTGAACAGCTTTTAGGAAGATGACATTACCAATATCTTGGGTTATGATATCTTGGCCATCTAGGGCGAGTGTCAAATAGTCAAGGTTTTCATAAAGAATGAACTTCCCGTCCTGAACATTCGACGTGTTGTCATAATCGAATATGGTTACAAAATTACCTTGAAGCGTTTTGTCAACAGCATTCACATTACTCCCCTGTCTCTGAACGACAAAGTATAATTCTTTGATTGGATTTGTAAAACCCAAATTGAATTTCCCTTCATTTATACCAACACCAACTTCAAAAACATTTTGTTGGAGTTGTGTGATCAAATAATCAGTGGAGGAGTGTTTAATTTTAATACGTTCAGTAGAATCCAAAAAAACAACTTCAGTACAGAGTTGAAAGTCTTTTAGTTTGAGGGTTTCCTCTAAAGTAATATACGATCCATCACCTTTGATGACCAAATCCTGTGCATCTCTTAATTTGAATTCCAATTCAACTTCTTGTTTATCGATGGCGCACATGGGTACTGCAAGTTCTGGATGTTTATGGAAATAAAATGGAAGATCAACAAAGAAACTTTCGTCTGATGTTAAACCCAATGTATTATGAATGACGATACCAGAGTTACCTCCACCACTCTCAATAACCTCACCGACAAGTTTATCTGATGTTCTGAGGGGATACTTACCAATAAGTTGTTCGAGAGCTTTTTGTTTCGTTTGTGTAACATTCTGTTCCGAATAAATCTGAAGATAATCACTCGTGAGTCTTTGAATCACTTTACCACCAATGATGAGATCTACGTGTTCTATAATTGCATGGGCGACGGACTCTATGTACATCGTAGCACCGGTTTCAATAATCTCTGGAAGTTTCATCTTGACACTCAATGTCTTGATAAGATCGCCCTGGTTTTGGGGAATCTTAAAACGTACAGTGGTCCCAAAATCAAACTGATTATCTGCTTCTATATCCACAAATTCCGTGGAAAAGTTTGAATGTTTTTTGAAACTTTCCACAAAATAACTGTAGTCTGGATCTACCGTAAAGAACCTCTCTTGAGGCCCAGAGGCCGAGAGTTGTACTTGTCCAGCCATTACTACTATATCTATCTAAAATTTTAATCCAGCTAATCCACTCTCGATACGCAACACATTATAATTCACTGCATACACCCGTGTATCATTTTCATATGCAGCATTTATGGGGTTGATCTCAAGTGTGAAAAGCTTATGGGATATACGACTCATATTCACTTGACCAGTTGGGTAAGGCATATCGGGTTTGAGAGAAAATGAGTACATACCAAACTTTGAGGGACCCAAACGACGAGTTGAACCATTGATCGCTTCTGGTGTAAAATCAAGTGCTAATGGAGAATTTATATGGTGTTTAAGTGCTTGTTCATATGTGAGAAAGAGACCATCACGATTGAATACAACTTCGTTGTTGAAACGGAGTTCAGCACTTACGATTTCATTGTAATAATTTGGTAGGTTATTCAAAGATGCCAATTTTGAATGGGACACAAAGAAAAGTTCCTTCACTGGATGCTGAAAGTTGAGCATCACAGACTTTTTGTTTTCACCAGGTTTCATTATAAACTTTGCCAACTGCACCTGTGTAATGATATAGTCGAGTGGTCTTGACATGAGGTACCCCCTCTCTTCGGGAGTGACATACACAAAATCGGTGTCTAATGAGAACTTGGTAATCGAAGCTGTCACGTCGGAAATACCTTCTGGGTCGGGATTATCAGGTGAACTGAGATTTCTTACAAGCTGACTGAGAGGTCTTGTTTTAATTCTCACCTCAACCAATTGTTTCGTCAGGGCACATGTGGGTATAGCGAGTGATGGATTCCTATAAAAATAGAATGGGAGATCTAGGAAGTATGTATATTCACCTGCATAACTCAAATAATTTCCATGACCATTCAGGAAGTACAACGTCTGTTCGATGTCATCGTTCGTATTGTTAAGTTGTTGGTGCATGTAAATATATTCGCCTGTGATTCTCTCAATGGGCTGCCCACCGATCAGAAGCTCGGCATACTCTATGAGGTTTGTAATCACAGATGGTGACCAAACCATATCATTTTCAGCATCGTCATTTGGTTGTGGGTCAGTTAGGGTCACTTTGAGTGTCATATTTCTCACAAGATCACCCTTATCACCGGGTATTCTACACTCGATTATTTGTCCAAAGTCAATGTTCCCGTCAAATTGACTCTCCACAAAGTCAAATGAAAATTTTGTATGTTTCTTGAAATTCATCAGGAAGTATGAAAATTGTGGCTCACCTGTGATCCATTCGTCTTGGACACCGGTGGCAGCAAGCCTCAGACGGCCAGCCATTCCTACTCTATATGAGTAAAATTTTGGTAAATAAAACGAGACACTACAGTAGAATGAATCTTCAGTTGAAGAAATTCAAACCTGAAGGTATCGCTGATGATAAAGTGTGTGTTTTCATTGGTAAGCGTAATACAGGTAAATCGACCCTGGTGAAGGATATTATGTTCCATAAGAAACATCTCCCAGCTGGTATTGTTCTCTCAGGGACTGAGGAAGGGAATCATTTCTATTCGGAATTCATCCCCGACTTATTCGTGTATGGTGATTACGATAGGGATGCCATTGAGAGAGTCATGGCGAGACAGAGAAAATTAGTCGGTGCGGGTACAAAAAATTGTGGGGCTTTCATGCTTTTGGATGATTGTATGTATGACAATAAGTTTCTCAAAGATACATGTATCCGACAATGTTTCATGAATGGTAGGCACTGGAAGATTTTCTTCATGCTGACGATGCAGTACTGTATGGATTTACCCCCTGCACTTCGAGCAAATGTTGATTATGTCTTCCTCCTCCGAGAGAATATCCTCCAGAATAGAGAAAAGTTATTTAAATCATTCTTTGGTATTTTCCCAAATTTTGACATGTTCAATAAAGTGATGGACGCTTGTACTGAAAACTACGAGTGTCTCGTGTTGGACAATACGGTAAAGTCCAACAAGATACAGGATTGTGTATTTTGGTACAAAGCCACTGTTCGGAAAAACTTCAGGGTAGGTGGTCCAGATTTATGGCAACTTCATAAAAAGATGTACAACCCCAAACACATGGATCAGAAGGAACAGGATGCCAAGAAGGCTACAAAGAAGACAACTCTCAAGATTACGAAGACGCGTTGAGTATTGAATTCAAAAACATGTGACTATACTAAATGGCCACTGGTCAAGTACATACCATGAACCTATCCGATGACGGTGAGGGAATGGTTCCTCTTCACGACAATCCTTCCACGGCTTTTATGCAAAATGGGGGTGAAAAAAATATGAGTCAAAGTAAAGAGACGACGATGGATTCCACCCCCATTAATGATATTATGATGGACCCCCCAATGATGAACGATGAACCCAGGATGCAGGGTATGATGCCTCAAATGACTGCTCCTCAGTCCCAAGGTGCCTATCCCACCCCTCAGGCGCCTCCCCAACCCGAGAAGAAGAACCCCCTCAACCTCACCGATGAGCAGCTCACCGCCCTCGTTGTCGCGGTTTGCGCCGCCGCTGCCGTGAGTAAGCCTATCCAGGACCGTCTTGCGACCTCTATCCCCAAGTTCCTTAACGAACAAGGGGGTAGGAGTGTTGTTGGTCTTGCTGCCACTGGTGCCGTGGCTGCTATCATCTTCTACATTACCAAGGATTACATCGTCAAGCCCTGATTTTCCCAACCCATATTACTGTAGATAGAAGTATCTATACCCATAAAATAGGTCGCGAGGGCACCCGCTGTGAATGTCCCCACTAGCAAGGCACTCATTTTAAGTTTCTTGCTATTGTCAGCAGTTGGGTCCTCGATCGCCTCCCTCGTATCTCTGAATATGAAGTTTAGGGTATATGTGAGTACGAAGGCAATCACAGTAGACGCCAGGAAAAATACGCGATCCACTGCAAGTCGTGGGATGCTACTGACCATGAGACGAAGCATATTAGGAATGACGATGGTCATCCAAGTGATATTCAAGAGGTAATTCGATGTCAGTGTTGGAATTGCAGTCATGACATATATGGCCACCCAGTACAGAATGGCTGTAAGTAGAACACCTACAGGTGTCTTCATTTGATAGATACACAGATTATTTATCCTGGATATGCTCTCCACAGAACTCCGTCTTGACTGGAATTTTTTCGTAAATACCAAGTCCTACACAAATGTCCCGAAGTTCTATGTAGTTGTCCCAAAATTTTTGTGAATGTTCATATTCAGTCACTGTACAGTGTGCCAACTCGTGGATCAGGACGTGGAAGATCTCGTTCGTTTCACCATCCAAGCACACAGCTATCTCCCCACCCTTATTCGTATTGTACCCGACGGCGCCATTCATACGCAAAATACCGGTGATTGGAACGCATCTTTTCAACATGTGGAACTTTTCGTTGTTCGTTTCATCAAGGTGTTCCCTGAGGATACGATACTTCTCCTTGACTTCCACCAGTCTTTGGGGTTCTCGGGTCGCGCTAAGTAGTAAGAGGTTTATGATGAGAAGTATGAAAAAGGCTATCATCTGTTATAGACAAAGATAAATTTACTATAGAGTTCCGAAATTGGATTTCCTCTGAGACCCTCCCAAAGTTGTAGGCTAAATCCTACATCCTCCAATTGTGTCACGAGATGATCTTTATATGCCACCGGCTCTGATTTTGGTCCATCTGCATAGTAAGGTGTATCCGAGAGATGCACAAATAACTTCTCACCAAACCCACCATTTCCAGGTTCTTTTAGTTTGAAAAAGTTACCCATATCATCGACTAGGGGTGTTTTGAATATAATCTTCTCTGAATCTGGAATGATACCGATGAGATGACCACCAGGTTTCATACGCTTTTTGATTTCTTTTATGGAACTCATAAAGAATGCCCTTGAAGCAAAAATATAATGAAGTGAAAAATTGAAGCACACTACATCAAACTTTCTATTTGGACAGTCATGGACATCTCCTTCATAAAAATTGACACGCATATGCATGTTTTTGGCACGGGACCTAGCCTCCTCGAGGGCCTTAGGTTCTGGATCACACATGTTTATATTGACCCCACATTTGTGCCATTTTTGAAGATCTCCACCGAAACCACAACCCACGTCGAGAATATGTTGTCCCTTTTGTGCCACAGACTGTATCAACATCCTCTTCGCCTCATTGTGATTCTTACGAATTTCTTCCATAGTCCTTATATTCTTCAATTTTTTAACTCACTTAGGATTGCATTCGCTAACTGCCTTTGTCCAATTTTGAATCGACCCGCGTATATGTAATTCTTTCTAAATTCATAACTATTAAGGAATTCTACAATTCGATTCATATCTACATCTACATGTGGTATGAGACACAAAAGTTTTCCACCAAAGTAGGATACCACACCCTTGAAGGCAACTCTATCATTCCTAGTCAAAGTCCTGACATACACACATGGACGACCATCATTTTGTTCAATTGTTTTGATGTTTCTTGGAGCACCCCATTCGAACCAATTATTCTCATTGAATTTTTTAATCTTTCGATTCATGAGTTGATTTTTATTTTGTAGGAGATGTGCATCAATTGTTTTATTCCCACTTGGAAATAAAGTTGTAAAGATAAATTTTTCTGTATCCCCCTCATCGAGAAGAATTTCTGTATTCCCAAATGGAACTTTATATACCTCATCCTTTCCAGAGACAAGACCTACATACACATTAAATACATTCGAAACAGTATCTCCACAAAGAGCTGTATCACTGAACGTCACGATACCATCGATCGTGTTACAAAACTTTATCTCATCATTGACTTGAACCATTTGTGTGAATATACCTTTTCGGTACCTAAACACGACTACATCCACACTCGCTGAGTCAAATAACTTTTCGTCATGTGGAAATAAAAAGTGTGTAAATGACCCATGTTGAACCATATCAGATATGATCTTTGAAGCACTCGTCAATTTTATAAAATCTGATGGAACGATGAAGATCAATTCACCAT